CGCGCCGGACACCGCGGTGTCCTCCCAGTCGAACGCCAGCACATCCCCGGGCTTCGCCCCGGCGTGGGCGAGGAAGTAGTCGGCCTGGGCGCTCATCGACCCGGACCGGGCGAAGTGGTAGTGGCCCACGACCAGGCCGGCGGCGCGGGCGGTGGCGACCTGCGCGGCGTGCTTGGGGTTGGTGTAGCTGTGGCCCTCGGTGGCCTTCACGAACACGAAGTCGAGGCCGCTGGTGGCGTAGTCGCTGTCCTGGTAGCCGGCGACGTCGATGCCGTGGACGGTCACTCACACCACCTCGTACACGGTGATCATCAGCGACGAATACTGGTTGATCGTCTGCCCGGTCATCGCGGTCACCGCGGCCTTGATGGTGTGCTCGCCCGCGGTGCCGAGGGTGCCCTGGTAGGTCTGCGCTACCGTCCCTCGGTCGGTGCTGACCTGGCCTGAGAAGACCGCGAACTGGGTCGCCCCGGAGCCGTCCACGATGATGCGCCCGGAGGCCAGGCCGGTCGTGGACGCGGTGAGGTCCACGTCCATGACCAGCACTGCCTGGTAGGTCGCGTTGTCCGAGACCGTGTCGAACGTGATGCTCAGCCCGGGCATGTCCGCTGCGGTCTGGGGGCCCACGACGGTGCCTGTGGCGACCGCCTGGTAGGGCGTGGGTTGGAGCCGGTTGAGGCGCCCGGCAGGCACCTTCTGGCCACCTAGGATCGTCACTTCGTTCTCCTCACATGGCCGCGATGATCGGGGCGACGAGCTGCACGGTCGCGCCCGCCGGCCAGCTGCGGGTGACGCCGTTGACGCCGCGGGTCGCGGTCATGGTCTGCGGGGTGCTCGTGCCTGTGCAGGCGGTGATCGTGGCGACCTCGCCGCCGCCGATGCGGATGTCCACGGGGTAGTCGCCGTCATCGGTCGACCACAGCGGGCCGTCCGTGACCGTGACGCTCAGCTCGATGTCGTCGGCGTCGATGCCGGCCGCGAGCTCGCTGCCGTCGCTGTCGGCCAGGGGCGCATCGTCGCCGTCGCTGAAGGTGTCGGTGACCTGCCACGGCTGCCCTGGTGTGCAGTTCGTCGTGGCCGTCCAGGACACGGCCGAGTACGCCTCGACGTAGCCCTGCACCAGGGCCTGCACCGTGTCGGCGGGGTGCTGCGGCGGCAGGTCGGAGACCGCGGCCAGGTCGCCGGTGTCGGTGCCCAGCCAGGCGTCGACCAGCTGCGGCGCGATGGCCAGATCCATGGTGAGCTGCGGGTACCGCATCCCCGGGGCGGTGGCCAGGTGCAGCGCCCACGACGCCATGTCCGGCAGTTGTGTGTCCCGCTGCGGTTTGCCGGACACCTGGTCCGGCCGCACCCCGGAGCGGGCGATGCTCACCGGATCCTCGACGGTCGCCGACGACCCGCCGGAGCGGGTCGCGGTGATCCGGTTCCGCAGCGCCTCATCGGACGACACGGGTGAGAAGGGGTTCGCGATCTCGGAGCGGGCCCGCGCGTTCAGGGACAGCGCCGGCGTCTGGTTGTAGAGGCTGGTGCGGGTCCGGTACCGCAGCGCCAGGCGGTCCCGCTGCTCGCCGAGGGGGCCGCCGTCCGTGTCCGCGCACTCCTGCAGCAGGTCCAGCAGCGTGTCCATGCCCTGCGGGCCCATGGGCGCCGTCGTCGTAGTGTCCCCGCACACCAGCAGGGGCACGCCCTCCTCACCGGCCAGGCGGATCATCCGCTCCGCGGCCAGCTCCCCGTCGAAGCCGGTGTCCGCGCCGTCGAAGATGCTGGTTTCCGCCGTGGCGAAGACCGCGAGGTGGCCGATGCGCAGGCCCTCGATCGCGGCCCCGTACGTGGCGTACACCCCGGTGACCCGCCCGACCGTTCCCGCGTTCGTCGGCGAGTCGACGCCGTACACGGTACCGCCGATCGTGATCACGCCGAAGTGGACCATCATCGTGGTGGCGGTGACCTGCCGGGCGTAGAGCACCAACCGGTTCCAGGTCCCGACGCTGTTGGGGGCCGGCAGGGTGCTGCTGGCGTCGGGTGTGGTCGCGTCCGCGAAGGCGAAGGTGACCGTGAAGTCCGAGCCGACCAGCGCGACCCTGATGCCGCTGAAGAGGCTGTTGCTGAGGCGGACGTTGATGACCTCGGAGGCGGACGCCGGCGCGGTGTCGACTCGGTACACGCACTCCAGACGCCAGCCGTCCGGTGCACCGGACGGGGCGGGCACGGCGCCGCTGAGGACCGCGCCGGCCCCGGTGCTCGGCAGGGCCGCGGACCCGGGCAGGCTGTCGTCGGCCGCCCACTGGACTCCGGTCAGCCGGGCCGGGGTGCCGCCGGGCAGCCCGGAGGCGGCCTGCGTGCTGGCGGCGCCGTCCTCGCAGGGCCAGTACGCCAGCAGCCGGTCGGACGCGGGGGCGGCGGGGATGCGCCGGCGCAGGGTGGACTGCAGGGCGGGCTGCCCGGTGCCGAGGCGCTGGAGCGGCCCACTGGCCCGCACCGCGACCTGGGCCTCGCCCGGGTCGCCGGTGTCCTCGGAGGACAGGTCGCCGTACGGCCAGGTCGGCGCCCACTCGGTGACCTGGGCGGTGATCCTGGGCACCCACCGCGTCGCGGCCGCGGGCGCGGTCACCGTCCACGTACGGCCGCCGGCCCCCGTGAAGGTCGCGGCGTCCTCGGCGACGTCGGCCGCGGTAACCTGCGCGACCACGGTGCCGTCGATCCCGTCGCGCACCTCCAGGCCGTGCAGGCGCCCCACCGGCGGCAGCGCCCCGACCTGCGCGGGGTACTCCACGTGGCCGGCCTGCACCGGCGCGGTGGAGGTGACGAGCGCGGACGCCAGGTCGTAGGTCTGCCCTTCGCCGAGGGCCGCCCACGGGCCGGCCAGGGTGGGGGCGGTCCAGAAGTAGACGGTGAAGCCGCCCGCGCCGTTGTCGACGTCGACGGCGGCGCGCAGCGCGAGCCGCCCGGACGGGGGGACCACCACCGTTTGCTCGCACGCGACCGTGACCACGCTGGTCGCGGACTCGCGCCAGACCACGTACGGCGCCCCGCCCTCGTGCACGCCCAGCTCCCACGACTGGTCGGTGCCCTCGGCGGTCCCCTTGTTCATCAGGGGGATGTGGCGGCCCGGGCGCCGCCATTCCGTGAGCGTCACGTCCACCCGCAGGTCGACGTCCCCGGTGATGCCGAGACCTGCCCCGTCCGGGGTGCTGATCCGCGCCCCTTCGCCCGGTAGCTCGATGAACGTCGTGCCGCCGCGGAGGGATTCCCGCATCGGCACCCCGGGCACCACGTGCGGGTAGTGCGCCCCGGTCGCCAGCTCCGGGGTGAAGTCGCCGTCCGGGTTGTCGAGGACGACCGAGATCGAGCCGGGGGTGACCGCCCCCGCCTGCGCCTGCCGGCCCCGCGTGATGCTGATCGTCTGCTCCAGCAGCGAGGGCGTGGCGTCGGTCCACTCCCACGTGCCCGGGTCCGCCGTCACGTCCGCCCCGAAGGCGAACTGCGTGCGGTGCTCCAGCGGGTCGTCCGGGAACGCCACGACCTCACCTCTTTCCTGGTTGGCCGAGCAGGACCTGCACGCTGCCGCCGCCCTCGTCGCGGACCGCACGCTGCAGCCACTGGAGCAGGCCGCGGTCGAGGCCTGCGGCGTTGAGGTAGATCACCGGCCGCTGCTGCGCGGCCGGCTGGTAGTGGGACGCCCCGGCGGCGACCGCCTGCGCGGCCGCGGCCGCCGCGGCGACGGCCTGCCACTGGGATGCAGTCAGGACCGCCTCGGGTTGGCGGGTGGCGTTGACCGCCATCGTCGTCCCGGGCGCCAGCCACCCGCCGGAGTCGTACCCGGCCGCGTCGGTACGGTCGGCGGCCCCGAACAGGGCGTCGATCATCCGGGACGGCACGTCCCGCATCATCTGGCCCCACCCGGTGTCCAGCCCGGGGATGCGGTTCAGCAGCGGGTTGACGACCGCGCGGACGCCCGCCTCCGCGGAGGCCCGCGCGGTGTCCTTGATCCAGGACACCGCGGCCTTCGCCTTGTTCCACGCCGCGGAGCCGAGGCCGGCGATCGCGCCCGCGCCCTTCCCGAGCCACCCGAAGGCCCCGCCGAGGGCGAACCCCGGGGAGGCTTTGCCGCCGCCGGCGGCGGCCCACGCCCGCAGCGCGGCGACCGCCCCGTGCCCGCCCGCGCCGCGCACCTCGGCCGCGGTCCACACGTGCTCGCCGCGGCTGAGCCACGCAGGCACGTCGTCGGACGTCTCGGTGCCGGCCCCGAAGACGGGGCCGCCGGTCGCGAACTGGAAGGTGCCCAGCTTCGGGGCGCCGAACGCTCCGGCGACCCGGTTCCAGACGCCCACGATCCCCTTGTTGTAGACCGTGTTGATCACGAAGTTGATCGGCGCCTTGGCGCGGGCCTCAAGCTTGTCCCACTCCCGGCCGAACCCGCTGACCGCCGAACTCGCCCACCCCGGCAGCGTCTTGGTGAAGAAGTTCCCCATCGGCGTCAGGGTGTGGCTCTTGACGGTCGTCCACAGCGAGGAGAACGCGCCGGTGATCTGGTCGCGGTAGTGGAAGATCGCGAAGACCGCGAGGCCGATCGGCCCGGTGATGATCCCGAGCAGCAGCGGCCAGTGCGCCTTCACCCACCCGATCGTCGTGTTGAAGGCGCCCGGGATCGTCTGGGTGAAGAACGGCAGGACCGTGCCGGTGAACCAGTTGACCACGGCCAGGGCCGTGAACTTGATGACCAGCCAGGCGCCCTGCACGATGTCGCGGAAGGTCTCGCTCTTCTGGTACGCCACGTACAAGCCGGTGGCGAGCGCGGCGAGGGCTATCACGACCAGCACGATGGGGTTGAGCGCCAGCACGGAGTTGAGCAGGGCCTGCGCGGCGGCCCAGCCCTCGGTGACGCCGGTCGCGATCCCGGTCACTGTCGCCCACGTCGCGGTCGCGCCGGCTGCGATGCCGGTGGCGATCGCCTCCGCCCCGAGGGCCAGGGCGACCCCGCCGACGAGCACCGCGAGCGGGCTTAGCCACAGGCCCCACTTCTTGAACCACTTGTACGTGCCCTGGACGATCGTGCCGGCGTCGCGGACCGCGGGGACGAGGATGTCCTCGGCGACCCCGCCGACGGCCTCCAGGGGAGGCAGCACGTCGTCGTCCAGGACCCCGCCCCACTTGCCGAGGATCGGCAGCACCTTGCCGCCGATGAAGCCGACGAGCTTCTGCTGCAGCGCCCGCTTGAAGACGGTGATCTCGTAGCTGGGCCCTGACCTCAGGTCGTCGCCGAGCTGCGTCGCCGCGCCGGACACGTCGCCGATCGCGGAGGTGGCCTTCGACGGGTCCAGCGAGAAGAGCGCGGATCCGAGGTCTTCTGCCTGGGTGCCGAAGAGGCCAACGGCGGCCGCCTCTTGCTTGACGGGGTCGTCGATCGCGCGGAGCTTGTCCAGCACCGTCTGCAGGCCGGCCTGGGCGCCCTTGCCGCCCTTGGCGATCTGCAGGCTCATGTCCTTCGCGGACAGGCCGAGTTGCTTGTACGCGGTCTGCGACGTCGCCGACATGTCGATCGACCGGATGCTGAATTCCTTCAGCGCGTCGGCGACGATGTCGGTGTCGCGGGCGCCGCCCTGCAGGCCCTGGGAGAACAGGCCCAGCGACGTCTTCGCGTCCAACCCCAGCTTCTTGAGCTGGACCGGGTACTCCTGGAAGGTCTCCAGCAGGTCCTCGCCGGCCGGGCCGAGCTTCTGGAAGCCCTTGGTGATGACGTCCAGGGCGCTGTCGGCGTCGGGCGCCAGCTTGTTCTTCAGCAGCGCGGACACCGACTGCGTCTGCAGGGTCATGTCCGTGCCGAACGTGGTCGCCACGTCCTGCATGTGCGTGGCGATCGAGGTGAGCTGCTTGTTCGTCGCGTCCGGCGGCACCAGCCCGGTCGACACCAGGGCCCGGATGGTCTCCGCGCCCTCCGCGAACTCCCCGGTCACGCCGGACGTGTAGAGCTGGCCGACGAGCTTGCCGTACCGGTCGGCGTCCGCCTGCGACGCGCCGAGCTGGGCCTTGAGGTGCTTGGTGACGTCGCCCTGCTCGATCGCCGAGGTGAAGGCCTCGGTGAAGACCTCGCCGGCCTTCTCCGCGATGGCCTCGACGGAGAGCGCGGCCAGCGCGCCCTTGAAGGCGTCGCTGAAGCCGCCGCCGGCGCCCTCGCCGGCCCGGTCGCCGGCCTGCTCTGCCGGGCCGACCAGCTGCTGCCGCAGCTCGTTCGCGATCCCGCGCACCGAGGGGATGACCTGCAAGGTGGCGTACCCGACGTTCGGCATGGGTCACCCCCTTCGGTGCGCTGCTACGTGATGTCTCCACGGGCGATCGCGGCCCGCCGCTCGGCCGCCCTTCGCCGGGCGTCCGCCCGCTTGGCCTGCCGCTCCGGGCTGTTCTTGTCGGCCCGGCGGCGGCCGGTGCCGGGGCGGTCGATGGGCCGCGGGCGCCGGGTCTGCTGGCCCTTCCGCGCGCCGGCGTTGGCGCGCTGCCAGTTGCCCGCCCGCACCTCATCGATGAGGAGCGCGGTCAGGTGCTCGGCCAGCCCCCACAGCCCGTCCGAGTCGCCCTGCGCGAGGCGCGTGCGCGCGCCCGGCGGGAGCTGCCGCACCAGCACCCCTAGCTCCCGCCACGTCAGCAGCCGGCACCCGGCAGCGTCCCGCCGGAACAGGTCGCCCAGCCGTACGCCGTAGTGCTCGCGGAGGTCGGCCTCGACAGCCTCGCCGTGCTCGCTCAGGAGCCGGACGAGGCCTGCGATTCCCCCAGCCCCACACCGCAGTGCTCGCGGTAGGCCCTGAACAGCGCCTGCAGCTTGTACCGCGGCATCGGGGTGGCCCGGAAGGCCTTCCAGTCCTCGGGGGTCATCCCCACCTCGAACATGGCGAGCATGGCGTCCAGGTCCCCGCCGGTGGCCTTCGCCATCACCGGCCAGGTGTCGAGGCTGTCGAGGTGCTGGATGGCCAGGCGCCGGTTCGGGTTGTCCTTGCCGGCCCACAGGAAGACGAATGGACGCAGCTCCGTCTCGGCCTCGACGGCGTTGAGGTTGAAGTCGAACGGGTGGTCGTCAGGGCGGGTCGCGGTTCGAGGGGTGGGCATGCTCAGGACTCCTTGATGGTCTGGACGGTGTGGGCGAGCAGCGTCAGGCGAACGGTGGACGGCATGGCGGGGTCGTCGCTGACGGTGATCTCCACCGCCCCCTTCGCGGCAGGCAGCGGCTTGCCGTCGAGCTCGATGCTGTGGCCGGGCCGGATCGTGATCTGGCCGCCGATGTACGGGCCGTCGTCCGGCCCGGCCAGTCCAGCGGCGCGATGCTCCTCTGCCAACATCACCTTGATCTTGGCCAGTTGCTGCGGCGTCAGGGCCGCAGGGTCGTAGCCGAAGTACACGGCCTTGTCGTGGATCTCTTCTTTGCTGAACGTCAGCACGGCGTGTGGCTCCTGTCGCGGTGGTGTCGCGGTGGGGTGGTGCACCGGGGCGCGGCCGAACCGCGACGAACACCGCGCCCCGGTGGCTGTCAGGGGGCGGTGACGGTGACGGTGCAGGTGTCCGTCTGGCTCCCGTAGGAGGCGGTCACGGTGGCCTCGCCTGCGGCGACGCCGGTCACGAATCCGGCGGTGACCGTGGCCGTGCCGGTGGCCGAGCTGGACCAGGACGCGTCCGCGGTGACGTCTGCGGTGGACTCGTCGTCGTACGTGGCGGTCGCGGTGAGGGCGCCGATCTCGCCGACGTCCACGCCGAGCGTCGCCGGGGCGACCTCGATGGACTGCAGGACCGGGGTGGACTGGCGGTCGAACAGGTCGCCGTCCGCGGTCGGGAAGATCACGCACGCGATCGTGGCGCTTTCGAGGTCGGTCTCGTTCTCGCCGTGGTCGCCGTCGAGGGAGCACTCGGCGTACAGGCTGCTGATCAGGCGGCGGGTCTTGTCGCCTTCGCGGACCTCGAAGCCGATCTTCACCCGTGCCGGCCGCGGGACCTTGATCTTGGTCTTGGTCGAGCCGGGCCAGATCAGCGCGAAGGTGGTGTCGTTGTCCTCCAGCGCCGTGAACGACTTCGTGAGCTTGAAGTGCTGGCGGGAGGTGCGGACGAGGATGCCGCCCCAGGCGAAGAGGTCGTTGGTGTCCTCGTCGCGGGTCTCGGGGAAGCCATCGTCGCCGTCGAGCAGGCCGACCAGGTTCCAGTCCGCGCCGAACGCCTCGTTGGCGTCGGCGGGCAGGGCGGCGTCGAGGTTGGTGGACACGTACACGTCGGCGTCGGTCCAGAGATTCGCCTTGGTGGGGTCGCCGGACATGGCGCCTCCTTCGGTGTCGGTGGTGCTGGGAGAGGCGTCGCGGTTCAGCGGTGATGATCAGGCCGTGAGCACGGTGGGCCTGACGTTGGCGGTCACCGTCAGCGTCGAGAGGTCGACGCCGGACTCGTCGCGGGCCGGCAGCGGGCCGGTGGCCGGACGGCAGCCGCGGATGACCGGGCCGGAGTGGATGAGCAGCAGGCCCTGGCAGAGCATCGCCAGATCGTGCGCCTGGTCGGCGTCCATGTGCCAGACCGTGACCCGCAGCGTGACCCGGGCGTTGGCCATGCTCGGGTGCGGCAGGTCGGTGTCCTTGGCGACCAGGACGTACGGCAGGTGCGGCGTCTCCGGGGACCGGTCGCCCGGTACCAGGGTGCCCACCTGGGCGCCTGCCGCGTAGGCCTCGGAGCGGCCGCCCAGGGCGGTCCTGAGCGCGTCGGCGGCGGCGGCCTGGACGTCGCCGAACACCACCAGAGGGCGGGGCATCAGGACCCCCAGGCGCGGATCTCTGCGCCCAGCTGGCCGGCGGCCCGGGTCAGGATCCCGTCGCGGGCCTGCCACGCCATCGCCCGCACGTCCTGCACCGTGACGCTCGCGGCGCCGCGGTCGGTGGTGTACGGGCGGACCACGACAGGTGTGCCCTGCGCGTCCGCCGGCAGGTGCGCCCGCACCGCGAGCGACAGCTGCCCGGCGAAGCTGTTGACCATGGTGTGGATCTCCTGCGACCGCAGGATCTCGCGGACCCCGCGGCTGTCCAGCTCGAACCGTTCCAGCACGGCGGCCACCTCCTATCCGGTGATGCGCTGCATGGTCCACTCCACGTGGTGGGTGCCGCCGTCGAGCGGGTCCGGCCAGGCGGCGACCTCGCCGATGACCTCGCACGTCAGGTCGCCGAACTCGATCCGGTCGTCCGCCCGGACGTCCGGTGCGGTGCCGGGCTCGGACAGGACGTGCCAGCCGGTGACGACCCGGGCAGGCCGGTCGGCGGTCGAGGTCTCCTGCTGCACGGTCGGCTGCACGGACAGGCGGCCGATCTCGGTCCGCTCGGCCAGATCCCAGTCCGGGACGGTGTTGCCGGCGCGGTCCTTGCGCGTGCCCGCCCGCACCCGCGTGACGGTCTGGTCGAACATCAGGAGGCGGCGAGGACGCCGCGGTCGCGCAGCTCGGCGAGCAGCGCGTTGTACGCGGTGGTGACGGCGGCGAGGTCCGCGAAGTCCGTCGCCTGGTCGGCGATGGCGGTGGCGTCGCCGGTCATCAGGCGGGCGTCGTCGCCGGCGCACGCCGTGGTGGCGGTGGTGCCGAGCGCCCGCACGGTGGCGGTGCCGGCGGCCCCGACCGACAGGCGCGGGTCGTTGCCGGCGACGGCGGTGGTCGAGGTGGCGCCGATGGCCGGCGCGAACGTGGCGGGCTTGCCGGTGATGTCGGCCCAGGCCACCACCTCGCCGGTGCTGCCGGAGACCACCACCAGGTCGGCGACGGTCTGCCCGGCGGGCGCGGTCTCGCCGTCCGCGAGGGCGCTGAGGTTCACGTACTTGCTGGTCACGAGGAATCCCCTCGGTTGAGTCGGTACTTGTCGACGGCGGCAGTCCACTGGGCGGTCACGCCGACCGCGGCCTGCGCGCCGTAGGTGATGGCCTCGCCGCCGGCCTGCACGGTCTGCACGCCGGGCTGCACCCGGTAGCCGACGCGGGCCTGGTCGATGACGACCTCCTGGACGTCGTCGGGGATCGGGTCGTACCCGTGGTCCCAGACGACGTCGACCTCCGCCCAGTCCGGCCACACGTCGCCCATGCGCCGCAGGACGCCGGCGTCGCGGCGGACCTTGTAGTCCGTGCCCGCGGTCAGGGCGGTGCCGTCCACGGTGACCGAGGCGACCGCGATCACGGGGGCTGCCGGCAGCAGCAGCCGGTCCGTGCAGTCCCCGTACAGCGTCGTGGTGTCGCCGAGCACGGCCCGGACGGGGTGCCGCACGGCGCCCGCGAACCGCGTGCTCGCCGCCGACAGGGCGGCGAGCAGCTTCGGGTCGTCCGCGGGCACCCCGAGCCACACCGCGAGGGCGGCCGGGTCGGCGAGGTACGGCTCAGGTGGCAGGGCCACCGTCGCCACCGCCCTCGCCACCGTCCTCGTCGCGGTCGGCGGCCGCGGCGAGCAGCGGCGCGCGCTTGGACGTGATGCCGACCCGGTTCTTCCCGGCGGCCTCGGCGTCCAGGACCCGCGCGGCCTCGGCCGCGCCGACCGTGCCGAGGTACGTCAGGACCTGCTCGGCGGTCGCCGCGGACGGGTCGAACGGGTCGGCCGGGACCGCGGCCGACCCGTCCGCGGCGGGGGCGGCCGGGGCCGGTTCGGGATCGGGCGTCTGGCGGTAGCGGTGCGCGTCCTCCGGCCGCACCCGGATCCCGTTGATCGTGAGCATCTTGTGCGTCGGCATCCTCGATCACGCCTCCGTGAGGGTCGCCACGCACAGCTGCGCGGGCTTCCAGATGGCCTGTGCCGCGCGGAGCTCGCCGCGGACGTAGGTGAGGTTGCGGCGGGCGTAGTCGGCGTGCTGGTTGAACGCCAGCACGGACAGGCCCTCGCGGTCCATGAGGGACACGGTGGCCCAGTTGCCGAGGACGGCGGTGCCCTGCGGGATGCGGTCGGAGACGACCCGCGGGCGGCCCCAGATCGTGCCGGGCCCGGACGACCAGGGGCCCTGGCCGAGGTAGCGGCCCTCGGCGTCCTTCATCAAGTCGAAGGCCTCGTCGTCCTCCGGGGACACGGCGACGCCCGTGATCGGGGACTTGATCTTCAGCAGCTTCGTGATGCCCTTCCGGATGGTGGCGACCATGTCGGTGTCGAACGCCTGGGCCTGCACGCCGGTGGTGTGCATGATCCCGAACGGCTCGCCGTCGGTGCCGGTGCCGTTGAGGATCATGTCCTCCACCACGGCGTTGATGTTCGTGCCGAGGTTGGCGTTCATGTAGGTGGCCAGGCCGGACGCGTCGGCGAGCATCTGGTTGGTCACGGTGTAGCCGTCCGCGTAGGTGTAGACCTTCGCGGTGGCCAGGTTTGTCGACAGGGTCGACAGGGGCTTGACCGTGGTGTCGTCCGGCATGATCTCGTCCGGGACGATCGCCGCGTTGCGGGTGACGGACGTGATCTGCAGGTACTCGAAGCTGGGCCCGTCGATGTGGCCGGAGGTGTCGATCAGGTCCAGCAGCGTCAGCTGCGGCGGGGTGGTGAGGTCCACCGTGGGCAGGCGGATGTTCTGCACGTGACCGAGGCCGACCTGCAGCGGGTCCGGGTCCGCCTTGACCGCGCGGCGGCCGGCGCGGACACCGCGCACGAAGGCCTTCAGGCTGCCGGCCTTCACGGTGGGGATGCTGATCGGGGTGCCGTTGCCGAAGCCGGTCCCCGCGGACTTGCGCCAGGCGATGTAGGCCTCGGACTTGACGTACTGCTCGCCGAACGTGCTGAGGTCGGCGAGCTCCTGGCGGTCCTTGACGCCGGTCAGGACCGGCGCGGGCTTGCCGTCGCCCGCTGCCGCCTTCCCGGCCATCTCGTCGGCAGCGGCCTGGGCGGCGTCGGCCGCCTCGACCTTCGCGGTCAGGTCGGTGACCTTCGCCTTGAGGTCGGCGATCTCCTTGACCTCGTCCTCGGTGAAGTCGCGGCTGTCCGCCTTGGCGGCCTGGGCGATCTCTGCCGCTCGGGCCAGGGCCGCCTTCAGCTGCTCGCGCAGCGTCATGATGCACTCTCCATGGTCAGGTTGGTGATGTCGGCCCATGCGGCGACCTGGGCGGGCGTGAGAGCCGTCGACTTCGCGGGCACCTTGTCGGTGGTGGCGGTCGGGTCGGCCGGCGGCTGGCCGGTCTGCTGCTCGGGGGTGGCCGTGCCCGCGGCCGTAGCGGCGGGGGGCACGGAAGTCTTCGGGGTGCGCCGGGTCTTGGCCGGCTCCGCGGCGGCGAGGACTTCGCCGATCGCCGCGTGTGCGGCGGTCAAGCGGTCGTAGTGGGCCTGCGCCAGGACGCGGCCTTCCTTCACGCCGCGGGCGAGGTCGGCGGCCTTGGCCGCCAGCAGCTCGGTCTCCTGGTTCGCGCCGACCAGGCACGGGCCGACCTCGTACAGGGCGGAGAACCGGCGGATCTCGTAATACTCGCCCCACGGGTAGGTGTCGGTGTCGTCGGTCTCGATCCAGCCGCCCTCGCCGACGTCGTACGCGAAGGAGAACTGCTTGACGCGGCGGCCGGTCAGCAGGCCGTGCACGTGCTTGGCGGTCGGGTTGGTGTCGAGGTCGTCGATCTGGCCGAGGATTTCCAGGCCGTCGGCGGTCTCGGTGGCCTCCAGGACGCGGCCGAGGTGACTGAACGGGTCGCTCCACTTGTGCGCCCACAGCACGGGGATGGGGTCGCCGGACGCCTTCCACTGGGCGAGGACGTCGGTGAACGCGCCGGGGGCGACGACGTCGCCCATCGAGTCCTGGTTGCCGAACACGCTGACCAGCGCGCGAAACTGGCCGATCTCCAGGCCGTCAGCGGGGCCGGCGGCCTTGATGCGGGCCTTGCACTCCTTGGTGCGGGGCACGGTCAGCCCCCCTCTCGTTCGTAGTCCAGGTCGCAGTTGCAGCGGGCCGTCTCCTCGACGCGCCCCATGCCGTCGCCGGGCCACCTGAGCCCGTTGCCGAAGACGTCGTCCAGCGCGACGGATTCGCCGTCGAGCGCCTTGTGGCTGGGCCGCGGGTTGCGGCCGCCGGTGCGCCAGACCTTCCGGGTGAGCCCGGAAGCGCCGGCGGCGTCGTGGCCGCCGAACGACCGGGCCTCGGTCGCCGCGGTGGTCGCCCGGGTCGCCGCGGCGGACACCCACGCGCCCATGCCCGTGCGGAGGTTGTCGCGCCAGTCGCCCTCGTCGGCGACCGCGGCCACCGCGGCGGCGTGCCCGGCCTGCTCGTACTGCTCGGCGTGCGAGGCCGCGGCCTTCGCCAGCCAGGCCTCCATGACGTCCGCCGACCAGCCGTCCGCGCCGGGGTTCCACACGTCGAGCACGGACCAGGCGCCGATCTGCGCGAGCCGGAACCCATGCGCCTGGATGATCGCGGCGAGCTGCGCCTGCCGCTCCGGGCTCGATGCCGCCCATAGCTCGTAGAAGTCCGGCGGCGCGTCCCCGGCCTTCACCCCGGACGCGTCGAGCAGCCGGTCGGCCTGCCCCTGCGCCCACGTCGTCAGCGCGCTGGTGAAGGCGTCCCGCTCGACCGCGAACGTGCCGAGGTCGTCCGGCCGCCCGGACTTGGCGCCGGGCGGCCTACCGCTTTTGGGACCGGCGGACCGCCCGCCTTCGGCGCCGTGTCCGTAGGGGACGCGAGCCCGCCCACGACGACGTTGAGCGGCACGATCAGCTCGTCCGTCCCGTCCAGGTGCGGCAGGTTCTGCACGGTGCGGGCCTCGGCCCGGGTCATGTACGGCCCGCCGACCGCGGTCTGCAGCAGGCTCGCCTGCTCCTCGAAGCTGCCCCTGAGCTTGGACGCCACGTTGGCCTCCACGTACAGCGGCCGGCCACCGGCCAGCAGCGGCACCAGCTGCGTGTTGAGGACGTCCTCCAGGGCGGTGATGTCCGCGCCCAGGCTGACGCTGTAGAGCATCTGCCGGAACGCGTCCAGATTGGAGTACGTGCCCTCCCGCGCGCCGACCATCTCCGGCGGGATGTGGCAGGCCGAGGCGACCTCGGCATCGGACAGCTGGCGGCCCTGGATGTCGGCGGTGTCCTTCGGGGAGAACGCCTGCACCGGGACCAGCTTCATCCCGTCCTCGAGGATCGGTGTCCCGCCCGCCTCAGCGCCGCGCCCGATGAAGCGTTTGAACGCCTCCAGGAACCGGCGCTTCGCGCCGTCCGACCAGGACGGTGCGTCGGCCGGCCGCTCGATCACCACGGGCGTCCGGGCGCTGTTCTTCCACACCTGCCGCCGGTACTCCACCGACTCGCGCTGCTCGGCGATCAGGTCCCGCAGCGTCTCCATCAGCGACGTGCCGTCCGCGCCCCACGAGGCGTACCCGGAGTCCCAGATGTACCGCTCTCCGGCGGGGCCCGCGGCGCCGATCGGGATCGTGGCCGCCTGCCCGGACCCGTACGACACGTACAGCGCCGCGGGCTGGTCGTCGTCGTCGGCCAGGACGTGGAACCTGCGTGGCGGCTTGCGCCGCAGCTCCCACCCGGACAGCGTGTCCGCGGACGGCAACAGCGTCGCCGCCCACCGGTCGTGGATCAGCCAGTCCACGATCAGGCTGTGCCACAGCCGGAACGCGGACGTCTCCGGGGACGGTGCGTTGAGCAGCAGGGCCAGGGGGTGATCCGTCACCCGCTGCCGGTCGCCGTCCTCCACCCGCTCGTAGACGTGCAGCGGAATGCTGGCCAACGCCCGCGCCTTGAAGTCCACCACCTTCCGCACGGACGGCTGGGTGCGCCACACGTCGTACGCGGTGGCCCCCGAGAACGCCCCGAGCGGCACCCCGGGGTCCGGGACGATCACCGTGCCGCGGAACGTCCACGGGTGGTCCAGGCCCTCGAAGGTGGCCAGCACCCCGTCGCTGACCCCGCTCGCCTTCGCGGTCACCGGCAGCCCGTCCGGGGTGATCACCATCCCCTTCGGCAGACTCCGGCCCTTCCTGCGCCACCACGCCACCGCGCACCCCCGATCTCAGATGACCTCGAACTCGCCGTCCTCGTACGCGGACCTGCGCTTGGGCGGGCGGACCAGCAGCTCGGACATGGCGGTGCACATCGCGGAGACGCCGTCGATCTTGTCCGCGCTGTTGGCCTTGTCGGGCTTGACGTTCCCGGAGGCGTCCATCGACACCGAGAGGTTGTCGAGCATCCACGTCATGCACGGGTTGCCGTCGTGCCGGAACGTCGGCCGGCCTCCGCGCGCGACCGCCCGCTCGCCCTGCAGGAGCGCCCGCTTCACGGCCTTGAGCGCCGGCGACATCGACTTGTACCCCTGGCCGACGCCCACCACAGGCGCCCGCTCGCCCTCCAGGTCGTTGGTCAGCGAGGTCGAGTTCCAGCGGTCGAAGCCGAGCGACTTGACGTCCAGCAGGTCGAGGTCGGCGCGGATCGCGTCACCGATTGCCGAGTAGTCCGTGACGTTGCCCGGCGTCGTCTTCAGCCAGCCCTCGCCCACCCACCGTGACGCGGCGTTCGCCGTCCTCTTGTCCAGGGCCTTGATGTTGTCCTCCGGCGTCCAGAACCGGAACAGCAGGTCGACCGTGCCGTCCGCGTCGTCGGGCAGGAGCCAGACGAGCGCGTTCAGGTCGGACACGCTGGCGAGGTCCAGGCCGCCGTACGCCTCGCGCCCGCGCACCTTGTCCTGATCGACCAGGGCGGCGTTGGCCCGCCAGCTGGACAGGGTCAGGAACTCGGTCGTCTGCCGGGTCCGGATCCCCAGGTGCAGCCGCAGGAACTTCGCCAGGTCGGCCGGCGACTGCTGGGCCTCGGTCGCCTTGCGGGCCAGGTACGACCGGGTCGGACTGATCCCGAAGCCCGGGTTGGCCGCCCGCCAGGTCTCCTCCACGAACGGGTCCGCGTCCTTCGGCACGCCCCAGACGACGCCGTACACGCTCGGGTCGACGAGCACGCCGCGGGCCAGCTGCTCGATGCGCTTGCGCTTGCGGGCGTAGATCGTCTCAGGCTTGCCGGCGTCCGCCGTAGTGATGATGACGATGAGCGGTTGCCGGCGGGACCCGGTGCCGGTCTCGATGACCTCGACCAGGTCCGGCGTCTTGTGCGCGTGCAGCTCGTCGATCACGCCGCCGTGGAGGTTCGCGCCGTGCTGGGCGTCCGCGGCCGAGCTGATGACCTCGAAGTAGGACCCGGACCGCGGGTGCACGATGCGGCCCTGCAGCGCCTTCACGTGGCCCTTGAGCGCGGGCGCCTTCTCCGCCAAGGCCTTGATCGGCGCGAAGACGAACCCGGCCTGCCGCTTCGTCGTCGCGGCCGCCACGACCTGCGCGCCGGGCTCTCCGTCCGCGCAGGTGAGGTAGATCGCTATCCCGCCGGAGAGGGTGCTCTTGCCGTTCTTGCGGGGGACGTCCACGTACAGGTCGGTGATGATCCGCACGTACTGGTCGGCGTCGTCGTCCCACCGCACCCACCCGAAGACCGGCGCGATGATCCACGCGACCTGCCACGGGTCCGGCCGCAGCGGCTGGCCGGCCCACTGCCCCTGGGTGTGCCGCAGCAGGCTGAACGACCGCAGCACCTTGTCGACCGCCGCGGCGTCGAACCGCGCCCCGGGCACGTCCCTCGGCTCGGGGGTCTTGATCAGCGGCGGGCAGTCCGGCAGCGGGATGCCGCGCTCGGTCAGGTACCAGGCGACCTCGGGCGACAGCGTGAGGCGTTCGAGCAGTGCCTCGTCCAGGTACGCCGCCGGCGTCTCGCTGCCGGACGCCTGGGGCGGCTGTCCCTTACGCGAACGGGTTGTCCTCGTCGCCATCGTCGGCCGCCTTCGCCAGGGCCTGCTCCGTGCTGGGCGTCAGGCCGAACTGCGCAGCGAACCCGCGCAGCTCCCGGCCGGCGTTGCGCGCGATGGCAACCGCCGGGTTGGCCATGGGCCGCCGGGACTCCGACCCGTCCGGTCGCACGGTCACCGCCTCGGTCATCACGCCCTGCACCGTGACCAGCCGGGTCGCCGCGACGTACGTCGACCACGTCTCGCAGTACGCCGCCAGCACCGCGCGGTCCTCTTCCTTCAGCAGGTCGAGCCGCTGCAGGCCGGGGACGACGCGGCGCCACTCGGCGGCCGCCTCACGGCTCAGCCACGTCGGCGCCTTCGGTGCGATCCGCCGGAAGGCCGGCCCCTTGTGGACCGGCCGGCCACCGGAGTCGACGCCCTCACCGCGCCCCTTGAGTAGCTTCAGCGCCGCAGGCTGCGCGGTACGCCCCATGCCGCACCCCCTCTGACCTGCACAAACAAATGTGACGGTGCGTGACCGGCCCCTCAGGGCAGTTCACAATTCTGAGATCGTGTGCTCCGAGTTGACCGCGCCGGGCCCCCAGGCCCCCGGCGCCGTGATCCAGACTCCCCTACCCCCCGGGGCGGGGCGCCCGGCTCCCCGGCGGGCGGGGCGCGGCGGCATGGCGTGTGCGTGCTCACGTGTTGCAGCTCTCTGACCTGCACGTTTGCATGCTTCGCTGCATAAGTGCAGGTCAAAGGGGGGTGCCCCTGCCCCCGGGGAGGGCGGGGAGGGCGCCCCTCGGGCGGCGGGTCTCTGACCTGCGACTTTGCGTAGAGTTGCAGATAACCGCAGGTCAGAGGGTTGCGATGTTCGTCGGGGAGGCTGCGCCGTCGAGGCGACGTGGCAGATGCGTGGCGGCCGGGCGCATGGGCACCCGCGCACTACACTTGCAGTGCTCTGACCTGCACGTTTGTGCAGTTCCCCGTAAAAGTGCAGGTCAGAGGGGTGCCGCCCTGGGGGAATTCCCGCCCCCCCGGGGGGTGGCCTCGCACACCATGGGGGGTGCGTTTCCGCAGGTCAGGGAGGTGTGATGCCTCTGCGTCGGGCGAGATGTCTCAGCCGTCCGCGCTCCGCCTCAGCTGCGCTCTTGACCGTGTCGCAGGGCGGGCAGAGCAGGCCGAGGTTGTCGAGGTCGCGAGCCGACCCGCCCTCGCTGATCGGGACCTTGTGGTCGAGGACGAAGGTCTCGGCGTCCGGGTCGTCCAGGTCGGGCTCGGCCCCGCACACGTAGCAGCAGCCGTTGTCCCGCCTGCTCACGCGGGCCTTGAGGCTGCGCCACTCGCCGGAGCTGATCCCGTCGTACCGGGCGGCCTTGTCGTCCCGCCCGGCCCAGGGCTTCCGCTTGTGCTCGTCGCAGCGGCCCTCGGTGGTCAGCTCTCGGCACCCGGGCTCGGCGCATCTGCTGGGCGGTCGCATGGGCACGGGGTCGCCTCCGGCTGTATCAGCCAGGTCACCAGCCCGGTGAACTGGGGCGGGTCGGCCTCGACCTCGGCCCATGTGCGGTAGCCGGTAATCGGATCGTACCGGGGGACGTCGGCGCGGGGATCGAGGCGAACTGCCTCCCAGAACCGCGGACCGAGGCGACTGGCCAGGGCGCGGAGCTGCGCCCGGTCAGCCTTCGGCCGCGTGGGCACGGCGGTCAGTCTGCTGGACGACCGCGTCGCCCGTGGCCGTGGCGGAGCGGGCGATGCGAAGTCCGCGGGATTCGATGTCGAGGCGCGCGGCGTCGCGGACCAGGTCGTCCACGATGTCCGGGGGCATGCCGCCGTCGAGCAGTTCGCGGCGGTAGGCGATGAGGGAGGCGGCGGTGGTCACGGTGGTTGTCTCCTTCGCGGTTCGGGCATGACGACGCCCCCGGCCGGCTAGGCACGGGGGCGAGGGGGGTGAGGGCGTGTCAGGCCTTCGGGCAGAGCGTGGCGCGCAGCGCGGCGTTGAGGGCCTTGCCCTGCGCGTCGGTGAGCGGGTGGGTGTCGTCCCCGAAGCGCTGGGCTGCGAAATGGTCGGGGTTCGCTGCGCCGCCATGGAGCGCCGAACACTGGTTGCGGCCGTGGTCGATGGCCTTGTCGGGGTCCTTCACCAGGTAGGGGTCGACGGCCTTGATCGCGGCGAGGTAGGCAGTGCGCTTGGCGCCGGTGGGCTTGGGCGGGATGCCGAGGCTGGCCTCGATGCTCGCGGTGTCCACGGCGGTGGGCGTCTTGGGCGGGGCGGGCGCCTTGGCGCTGTCGTCGTCCGTGTCGTTGCAGGCGGCCAGGGTGAGGATCGCGGCAGCGGTCAGGGCTGCGGCGGCGAGTCGGGTACGCATCCGGCCAGCCTGTCCTCGTCCGTCCAGTTGTGGAGCCGTTGTGACGGACCTGTGACGGTTAGGTGCACTCGGGCCAGTGCCAGGTACCAGGGCCGGTGCCCTGTGGGACAGGGTTCAGGCGGGCTTCCGGGCCGGTGGGGCGGAAGTGGGTGAGGGTCACGGCCTCGCCGGTGACGCCGGTGACGATGGCTGCGGTGCACTCGCCGTCGTGGTTGACGTGGACGATGCAACCGATGTTGGGCTGCATGCTGCCTCCCGGGGCTGGGATGGTGCGGGCGAGCGCAGCGAGGACAAGGTCGACGATGTCCTCGACGTTGCCGGCCCAGGCGTTGCCCTCTTGGGCCTGGTCGGGTGTGGCGCTTTGGAGGCGGCCCCAGATCCGCCCGGTGGGCCTGCCGGGGACGATCTCGCGCAGTGCGGCGATGATGCGATCGCGGTCGGTCGTGGCGGCCATGGTCGCCTCCCTCGTGGGTTCCCGGTGCCCGCGCCTGGGTGGCGCGGGCACCGGGTCCGGGGCGCGACTCCCGGTACGCGCCGGTGTGTGGTGGGTAGCTAGTGGGGCCGGCCGCTGCTGATACCGACGAGGCGGAGGGCGCGGGCTCGGGTGGCCTGCTCGGCGCGGGCGACGTCGCCGAGTTGGACGAGCTGCTGGCCGTCGTCGTCGCGGCCGGTGACGGTGAGGTGGCCGCGGTTGATCCAGTTGCGGATGCCGCGTTCGGTGACCTCGGCGGCGCCGGCGGACAGGAGCTGGCGGGCGCGGGTGGCGTGTTCGGCGGCCTCGCGGATGGTGAGCCAGATGGTGGCCATGGTCACCCCCTGACGCACGAAACCCCCGCTCAGGCGGGGGTTATGGGCATACCGGTGGTGCTGGCATCGAGTATTCGCTACCTGCTGATCATTGTCCAGCGGGATGGTGACGGCCCGCCGGGAGCAGGGCCGGCGGGCCGTCTGTGTGCGATCAGGACGAGTGTGGCAGGGGGGTGTGACAGTCGTCCGCGGCCGAGGGGGCGGCGGGGAGCGACTGGATGACGGAGTCGGTGATCAGGGGCTCGGTGCCGTAGGGGACGGCGCCGAGGGCCCACGCGGTCTCGTAGGTGCCGGCGAGGTGGGCCAGGGCGGCGCGTACGGCCTCGACCGGGTTCAGGCCGACGTCGGCCATGGTGGCGAGGTCTCTGCGGAGGTCGTCGTCCAGGGGGATGGTGATGGTCTCGGGCTGTGTCCAGCGGCGCACGGTCGCCTCGGAAACGCCGTGGATTCGTGCGATGGCGCGGTTGGACAGTCCCTGACCTGCGAGGTGACGCACTGCGTCGCGGCGTGGGTCGGGTGCGTCGTCGCGTCGGGGCGTGGCCATGGCGTGGCTCCTAGGCTGCGTCGTGTGCGTCGCGGGGTGCGTCGTCGCGGGTGGGCGTGGTGGCGATCCAGACGGCGGTCGCGGTCAGTCCGGGGAGCGTCTGGGCGGCGTGGGCGGCGTACTCCTCGGGGGTGAGGCGGTGGCCGCAGGCCTGGCAGCGGACGTGGTAGTCGCCGTCCGTCGCGACGAGGGCGAAGGCCTGGCAGGCGGGGCAGGGTGCCCAGCGGGGGCGGGTGCGGGGCTGGGTGCCGGTGATCGCGCGGGCCCGGTGCAGGGCGTCCTCCATGGCGGCCCACAGCTCCGCCGCGCGGTCCCAGGCGGCGGCGTAGGGGATGTAGGCGCGGAGCCAGGCGGTCCAGCCGGGGATGCCGCCGGCGGTGCGCGGTAGGGGGTCGCAGCCGGCGGTGATGTATGCGGTGCCGCCGTGTCGGCTGACGGCCGGGTAGGAGTCGGCGAGTCGGTGGCACCAGCCGACGAGCAGCGGGCCGATGGGGATGCCGCCTTCGTCCTGGCCGTCCGGGTCCGGCTCCCAGTGCCGCGCGAGGAGGTCCAGGACGCGGACGTCGACGGGCAGCGGCGGGTGCGCGGCGCCCCCGAACCTGGTGCCCGTGCTCGGGGAGCGGTACGGGGCCAACTGGGCGCGCAGCAGCGGCTCCTGCGCGGCCAGCTGCTGCAGGACGTAGTCCAGGCGGTACTGGCACGCGGTGCAGGCGTACGGCGCGGTGTCGTCGTCGGCGGGGGCGCGGCAGATCGAGCAGGCGTTCATGAGTCCCCCAGCGCGAAGAGGGTGTTCGAGCCGAGGGGGCGGTTGGACCACAGGACTTCCGTCCTGGCCTTGTCGCCGGTGGCGTTGCCGGTGGTGGTGATGAGCTCGTACCGGTGCCAGTCGGCGTAGAGGGAGGCGTACAGGGGGCTGTCGTAGCCGGAGAGGACCACCGCGGCGGTGCAGGCGTGCAGTGCGGTCGCGAGGTCGCGGTGTTCGGTGGCGTCCCGCATCTCCTGGCCGTAGCGGTTGCGGTGGCTGCGGGTGGTGCCGAGGTACGGCGGGTCGACGTAGAGCAGGACGTCGCCGACGTCGCCGTACTTGCCGATGACGGTCAGGGCGGGCAGGCAGTCGAGGGAGACTCCGCGGAGCCGGTCGGCCGCCGGGAGGATGCGGTCGCGGTAGGCCTCCAGATATCCGGGCATATCGAGGCTGGAGCCAGCGGGGTTGACGTAGTGGCGCCATCCGGTGCGGCGCATCATGCCGCCGCGGCCCTGGGTGAGCCGGATCCAGACGCGGCGCGCCAGCTCGACCTCGTCGGTCGTGGGTTCCCAGGCCGCGGCGAGCTCGGCGCGGGCGTGCGGGGTGAGCTCGACCGCGCGTACCAGGTCGTGCGGCTGGTCCCTGAGGACCCGCCAGAAGCAGACCAGCTCGCCGTCGAGGTCGTTCACGGTCTCCATCCGGGACGGCGGCTTGGCCAGCAGGACGGACAGGCCGCCGGCGTACGGCTCCACGTAGTGGCCGTGGTCCGGCAGTAGGCCGACGATCCAGTCGGCCACACGCTGCTTGGAGCCGAAGTACGGCACGGGCGGTCGCAGGCTCACGGGGTGGGTCCTATCGGGCTGTACGGGCGGAGGTGGACGGTCAGGGGCGGGATGGCGGGGTCCGGGACGCGGGGTAGGGCGAGGAGGCTGCCGGGGAGCACCCGGCCGTACCCGGGCCGGGTGCGGGCCCGGGTGAGCAGCTGCTCCAGCCGCGCGAGGGTGGCGGGTTCGGCGGCGATCTCCTGCGCGGGGCTGAGGCTGATGATCACGATGCGCACGGGTCACCGCCGCCGCCGACGTCGGCCGGCTCGATGTGGATGTCGGTCAGGGGGATGCCGCGGCCGATCTGCTCGTAGAGCTGCCGCAGCCGGTGCGCGGCGTCGGGGCAACGCTCGTTGAGGTGGCGTCGGGTGGCGGCGGGGAGCGTGTGCCAGCAGCGCCAGCACAGGTAGTGGCCGGCGGCGCGGGGGCGGGTGCAGGCCGGGCAGGGGCGGGTGGCGGCGGGCATCAAGTGCTCACCTGCCAGCCGGTGCCGGGCTCGCCGACGCGCAGTTCGTACGTCTCGGTGTCGCCGGCGCCCTGGATCTCCTCGACGGTCGCGCCGGCGGCGCGGGCGATGTCGAGGACGGTGGTGGTGTGCTCGCCGTAGACGGTCACGAGCCAGGTCTCGCGGCCGCCGCCGGGGTGGCGGCGGCCCTCGATCCAGTTCGCGACTGCGGCGGTCTGCTCCCACAGGGCCCATTTCTGCTCGTCGGTGGCGGTGACGAGGTAGCGCGCGACGCTCATGTCAGGCCTCCGTGGTGGTGCGCGAGATGGCGGTGTGGATGCGTTGGGCGAGGCCTTCGAGGCTGCCGGTCCAGGTGTATCGGTGGCCGTCGGGGGTGGCCTCGATGATGACGGCGGTCGTGCGGTCGGGTCGGCTGCCGGGGACGAGGGCGGCCAGGGCGGTGGTGATGGCGGCGGGGCTGGGGACGGTGTGTACGACGTGCACCACGACGGGGCGGGTGAGGGCGTCGGCGAGCTGGGGGCCGTTGTCGCCGTAGGTGGTGATGTGGCCGCAGGGCCAGGGGTCGTGGCGGTGGCCGGGCGGGGCGGGCTCGGTGTCGGGCTGGTGGCCGGCGGTGGTGATGCGGGCCTCGGCCTGGGCCTGGTGGTCGGGGCAGACGTAGATGACGCCGTGTTCGGCGGGCAGGGTGCCGCGGCCGGGGCCGGTGATGTGGGCAAGGAGCGACGCTCCCGTGGTGCAGTCCCATCCGGTGTGGCCGTCGGTGACGGCGCCGGAACCGGTCCCGGTGGTGATGGGACCGGGGTTCCCGGTGGGCGGCTGGACATCGGGCATGGGTCAGGCCCCCTCGACGTCGTCGGGGTGCTCGGCGGCGTACCGGCGCCGCGCGGCCGCGATGGCCTCGGCGAGCGCAGCGCGGCCCTGGTCGGTCGGCTCCTTGCCGCCGTGGACGCGGATCGGCTGGCCGTCGATCACCAGGACGCGGCAGGTGTCCTCGCCGGTGGCGATGGCGCGCAGCTGCTCGATGCCGCCGGGTGCGTTGAGCAGGGCGATGGCGGCGCCGTACACGGGGTACGCGGCGGCGAGGCGGGCGGCGTGGTCGGGGTCGGCTTGCCGCCAGGCGGTCAGCAGGCAGCCGATGTATCGGCCGGGCTGGTAGCCGTGGTCGAGGTCTTCCTGGGCCAGGATGTGGGCGGCGGCGTCCTGGGTGATGACGACCGGTGCGGGCTCTCTGGTCTCGATCACGGCGTAGAGCTCGGCGGTGCTGATCAGGCCCTGCTGGTGGAGGCGGGCGGCGTCCTGGATGAGGTCGAGGTCGGTCTCGGCGTTCTCGGCGCGGGTGAGCAGCGTTGCGGTGCGGCGCTCCAGGAGCGCTTTGGTGTGCCGGGTGACGTCGTCGGCGAACTCAGTCTCGGCGGCCATGCGGGCGTTGTGGGCCATGGCCGCGCCGGCGACCTCGCCGAAACTGCTGTGGTTGTCCATGGGTCAGGCCTCCGTGTCGAGTCGGTGGGCGAGGCGGGTGAGGGCCTGGTCCTCGATGGCGTCGAGGTCGACGTCGGCCTCAGGGATGTGGCGGGGGACGGTGCGCTGGCGGGTGCGGCGGCGGATGCTGCGGCCGGCGTCGAAGAGCAGGCACAGGACGACGATCACGAGGGCGAGGGCGCTGGGCATGCCGACGAGGAGGGCGGCGGTGATGAGGCCGGCGCGGGGGCCGGCGGCGGTGCCGATGACCACGGCGACGGTCACGATGAGCGCGGCCGCGACGGCGAGGACGTGGCCGGGGCTGGTGGCGTACCGGTCGGGGCCGGCGGGGCGGCGGGTCACCGGGCCGGGCCGTGGACGCGCTCGGTCTCGCCGTCGATGCTGACGTACGACGGGGCGCTGGTCGTGGCGATGTCCTCGGCGACGCGGCGGGCGGCGTCGGGGCCGTGGTGGGCGGGCGGTGCGGCGGCCGGGTCGTCGGCGGCCTCGGCGTCGCCCCACGCGGTGCAGGCGGCGTCGAGCTGGTCGGCGTTCTCCCAGGTGCCGGTGATGGTCCCGCCGTCCCACGTGGGCACGCCGCCGTTGTGGAAGTGGCCAGGCCCGATCTCGCCCGCGATGACCTTCCGGGCGGCGTCCAGTACGGCAGCCGGGGAGGCGTAGCCGTGTACGGGCAGGCTGGTCGGGTACGCGTTGCGCCCGTCGCCTTCCACCGCGGCGAACAGCCACTGCGGGCCGCGCTCAGGCTCCCAAGGGGCCTCCACACCGGTGTGCCACTCCCAGATCAGGATCAGGCCGTGCGGCCACGCGGTGCCGGCGGGGACGTCGTCCGGGTCGAGGTCGGTGGTGCGGTCGGGGTCGAGGGTGATCACGGCGTTCAGGTAGCAGTACGTGCCGCGGGTTTCGCAGTCGTCGGTCCAGCACAGGTCGGTCAGGTGGAGGCCGGCGGCGGTGAGGGCGTCGCAGACGGCGGTGATGTACGCGTCGTGGGGCAGGGCGGGGCGCTTCGTGGTCATCGGGGCTCCGTGCGGTGGGTGGTCAGGTGGTCGGGTTGGGCGGTGACGTGCCAGCCGTGGGCGGTCAGGGCGCTGGCGGCGTGTTGGGCGGTGGCGGCGGGGTCGCTGATGCCGGCCTCGGCAGCTTCGGCGAGCGCGTCCTGCAGGACGCGGACGGCGGCGGCCGGCACGGTCCGGGTCACCGGTACCGCCAGGTGCCGGGGCGGCGTACGGGGCGCGGGGCCCGGCGGGGTGCCGGGGGCCGGGGGGCGGTGCAGGTCGCGGCGTGCGGCATCGCGCGCCATTCCGAGCCCTCCAGGGTCGGCCGTTCGGCGGTGAGCGCGCGGGACTTGTGTCGGCCGGTCACGTCGGTGTGCACCGCGGTGTTGCCTGCGGGGTCGGGGTCGGCGTTGACGGGCATCCGCCTGCCGGCGGCGGTGACCGTCCACAGGATGCGGGCCAGGCAGGTGTTGCACCGGGCCACGTCTGCAGCACTGGGCATCTCTCGTCTCGATCTGTCAGGGGGCGCCGGCCGCGCGGCGGAGGTGCAGCTGCGGGCGGTAGCGCTCGGGGTGGGCCGCGATGGTGTCCAGCGCGGTCGTGGTGGGGTCGTGGGGGCGGCGGTCGCCCAGGACGTCCAGGGCCAGGCGTAGGGCCTGGTCGCGGCGGACGGGGACGCCGTACAGGGCGGTGAGGCGGTCGGCCAGCAGGCGGGCGTCCAGCCGCGGGGCCGCGGCGGTCTCCTGCCCGGGCTGCGAGGCGTGCGGGACCGGGAGCAGTAACGGGGGCTGTCCGCCGGGGGTGCGGCCGCCGCCGGGCAGCGCCTGCAGTTCCGGCGGCCGGTCGGGCGGAGTGGCCTCGCGCGCACCCACCTGTGGCTGAGGTACAGGCCCAGACACGTCCTGGTCTCTGTCAGGGTCCCTACCGTAGGTAGGTGTACTAGGTACCCCCCCGACGCGATGGGCGTTCTGAATGCCCGTCGCGATGGGTGTTGTGGGGGCGTCGCGATGGGTGTTCTGGTCCTGGGCGGCGGGCTGAATACCCCGACGCGATGGGTGTTCTGGATCCCCCGACGCGATGGGTGTTCTCGGTCCGGGGCGCTCGTCGCGATGGGCGTTCTGAATTCCCCGACGCGATGGGTGTTCTCGGTCCGGGGCGGTCCGCTTCGCGGACTTCGCTCGCCGTCGCGCCGACGCCTGCCGGGCCTCGACGAACACGGCCAGGGGCGGGCCCCAGTCGAGATCGCCCGCGCCCGCGGGGAGCAGCAGCTGCAGCAGGCTGGGCTTGCCCTGGCGGCGGGTCCGCTGGAGCAGGCCGACGCCGACCAGCGCGGCGAGGCAGCGGCGGACCTGGTCCACGGAGTACCCGGTGCCGGACGCCAGCGTCTCCGGGCTTACCCAGCAGTTCCCGCCGTCCGCGTCCGTGAAGCTGGCCAGGAGCAGCCCGACGAACAGCACCCGCGGCATGTCGGGGTCGCCCGCATGTCGCAGGGCCTCGCGCCTCAGGCGCAGGACCCACGCGGACTGCGTGGACTGGACAGGCAGTTGCTCGGGGCTCGACACGTCGTCCTTCCGGTGGTGCTGGAGGTGGGGCGGCGGTGCCGGGGGCGCGCGGTACCGCCGCGCGCCCCCGGGCGGTCACTCACGGGCAGGCACAACGGGGAGCAGCAAGCGGATGGAGGAATGCTCGCCAGAGGGCTGCGCGACGGTGCGGTGGATCCAGCCCGCGTTGTGCATCTGCTTGAGGGCCTGGCGGACCGGGCCCTGCTGCAGGCCGGCGTCCCGGGAGATCCGTACGACGCCGATCTGGAGCTCCGGCAGCGGCCCGTCCGCCGGCCACTCCGCCCAGTCCGGGTAGGTGGCGAGGGTGAGGGCGACCAGGCGGGCGGTGGCGTGCAGAGTGGAGCGCTGGACGCTGGCCTCCCACCGCCGCCGCGGGGGCGCCCCGGGCGGGACGTCGTCCGCGGTGGGCAGCGGCCGGGCGACCCGGGACGGGCCGGGTACGGCGGCCTGCACGGGGCGGGCGGTCAGCGGGTGGCGACTCAGGGCGGCCATGTCCGCGGGCGTAGGTACTGCGGGCATGGTCAGGCCTCCGTCGGGGTGTCGGGCAGCCGCAGCTGGAACGTCGAGGTGGTCGTGCTGCCGCTCCTGGTGCGCTCCCGGGTCACCCACCCGCGGTCGACCAAGTCCGTCAGGTGGTGGTGCAGGCCCTGCATGCCCAGGCCGGTGCGCGCCGTGAGCTGGTGCAGCGTCGGCTGGGCGCCCGGCGCGATCCACCCGGACGGCTGCGCGCACTCGGCCAGGACGAGACCGACCAGGCGCGAGAGGGGGTGGAGGGCGGGGCTGGTCTGCACGCCCCACCGCCAGACCTCCGCGGTCAGCGGGGCCTGCGTGGCCTGCGCGGGCAGGTGCGGCGTGGCGAGGGTGTAGGGGATCGGCGTGTCGGCGTCCGCCGGGACGAGGGCGGGCTGCATCCCGGCGTAGGCGGCCTGCGCGGTGCGGACCAGGTGCGCCAGCGCGGCGTCGAGGTGCCGCCCGGCCGGCACCCCGGCGTACAGCTCCTCGGCCACGCCCATGGCGGCGTCGGCGATCCTCAGCTGCGCGGCCGCCGTGTGCGGGTCGGTGGTGGCCGGGGCGGTGGTGGGCGGCGGCGCGAGCGCGGCCGCCAGGTCGTCAGGTCTCATCGGTGGATCCCGTCGTCGTACGGAGGGCTGGGCAGTGGACGAGGTGCCAGGCCTCGACGGCCCGGCAGAACTGGCGGACGGCGGTCTCGCCGGCCGCTGCGCGGGTGCAGCCGTGGCGGCAGGTGAACTCCGCCACGGGCTCCCGGACCCACCGGTGCGCGCGGACGTCGTACCGACCGGCGTCCACCCACAGCCCGTGCAGGCCCGGGAGCATGGGCATCAGGAGGTCCGGTGCGGGACCGGCGCCGACGCCAGCGCGGCCGCGGACATCTGCGCGTCCGACCGTGCCGTTGCCTCGGCCCGCTCGGCGACCACCAGCGCGATCGGCAGCGGGAACCCGGCGGCGGCGAGCGAGTCGACCAGGGCCTCGATGCTCGCGCCCTCGGCGTCGCGCTCGTCAACGACGAACTCGGCGACCAGCCGCAGCACGCGGCGCACGTCGGTGACCGCGCGGTCATGGGCCCGCCGGGTCTCGGCGGCCTGCAGGGCGGTGGACTCGACACGGTGGGCGAGCTGCTCGCCGACGCCGTGCTGGCCGCGGAGCACGCCCTGCAGCTCGCCCTTCAAGCCGGAGACCTGAGCGCGCAGCCCGCTGATCACGGAGTCCTGCTGTTCGATCAGCTGAGCCTGGTATCTGGACATCAGCAGCCTCCTCGGGCGCTGGAAAAGGTGGTGGTGAAGGGGGCGGCGACCTGCGCTTTGCCGTCCTGCGCGGTCAGATCGACCGCGTCCAGCAGCTCGAAGAAGTCGGCCTTGTCGGTCGCGGCCGCGGCGAGCAGACGGGCGGTACGGCGCCGCTCCCACCCGGCGAGCTCCCGGGGCGCGCTTACCTGCCGCGCGCCGACCGGGCCGGCGCTCTTGTGCCGTTGCCGGCCGACCGTGCCGACGTTGAACCGCGGGTTGAGGCCCGTGTTGGCCTCGCGGGCGTCGCCCTCCCGCTCGACGGCGATCGCCGCGGCGCAGGGCCCGCACACCGGCAGCACGCCGCGGCTGGTGTGCTGCCGCGCGCCCTCCGGAGTGCCGTGCTTGATGCCCTCGGCCTGGCCCCGCCGGCTCACCGGTCACCGCCCTCGGCTGCGGGCCGGTGCTGCTCGACCAGCTCCAGCAGCCAGGGCGGCGGCACGGGCACGCCCTGGCCCCAGTGCCGGTCCCCGGACTCGTAGTTGAGGGTCAGATCCAGGGCGCCGCCGGGCAGGTACCGGACGTCGACCTCGATCGGGATGATGCCGCTCAGCGGGCACCGGAACTCGCCCCGGCGGCCCGCGGGCAGCGGCACGGTGCGCCGCGGCGCCTTGGCGGGCAGCGGCGGCAGCGGAACGGTCGCGGCGTCCGCGGCCGCGGACGACCACGCGGTCACCCGCAGGTAGCGGGCGACCTGGTCCGGGGACTCCTGCTCGGGGCGGCCGAACGGGGCCATGTCGAGGCTCGCGTCGGCGGAGAATCCACCCGCGCGCAGGGAGATCAGCCAGCGGTAGAGGACCAGTCCGCGGACCATCGGCTGCACCGGCTCCCCGCCGGACTTCCACACCACCACGGCGGTGCCGTCACCGCTGTCACGGGCCACGATCCACCCGCCGACCGGCAGCGTCCCGGGGAACCGGGTCTTCATGTGCGCGGAGACCCGCTCCGCCAGTGCAGCGTCAGCCACGCCGCCCACCGCCCTCGGGCGCCGCGGCGGCCTGGTCCCCCGCGAGCGCGAGGCCGGCGCACAGCGTGCTGCAGTACCAGAGCGCGGTCGCCGCGGCGCCGCCGTCCGGGCGGACCTCCACCCACCCGGACGTGCGGGCGGTGCTGGTGTCCAGGTACGCGGCGCGGCTGCCGCACCCGGAGGTGGTGCAGCCGGGGCCGGCCTGGGTGAGGACGGCCTGCAGACGGGCCACCTCGCACCATGGACACGGCACCGGGACCTCGACGTCGGCGAACCACTGCCGGTGCTGGCCGGCCTCGCACTCCTGCGGGCGCAGCACCTCGTAGGCCTTCAGCTCCTCCACCCGCCTGCGCAGGGCCGCGAACTCGGCGGCGACCTCGGGCGACTGCAGCAACCCGGCGTACGACAGGGACATCACGACGGCCTTCGCGGGGCCCTGGGGCGTGTCCCTCGCGAGTGCCGCGTTGGCCACGCCGATCGCGGACCTCAGCGCGGGGGTGATGGGCGTGCTCACAGCGCCTCACCGACCAGCGGCACGGCGGCCACCTCGCGGGCGGGCGCCGCGGACGAGGGCTGCCGGGCGGCCAGCGGCGGCACCGCCGGGTCGTACAGCTGGTGCCGCTGCTCGGCCAGCGCACCCGCCACCGGGTCCGGGACGTACGGGGTGTACGTCACCGGGTGGTGGTCGGCCGCGCGGCGTACCGACGCCAGCGTGCCCGCGACGATGTACGGGGAGGACTCCCCGCCCGCCAGCGCCCTGGTGGCCCCGATCACCCAGGCGATACGGGCCTCGCGGAGGAACTGCTCCGTCCGGCTGTCGTCGTGGTCCTGGGCCTGCGGCACGTTCAGGGCATCCCGGATCGCGGCCAGCAGCTCAGCGACGTCCCGAAGGGGAATCGACTCGATAGGGTCAGACATAGCTCGTACTCCTTGGATTGGGTTGGGCTGCAGGGGCCGCCCGGGTCGCTTCCGGGCGGCCCCGTCCCGTGGTCGCCCCGTGGTCAGCCGGTCTTCGCGAGCTGGGTGCGGCGCCGCTTCTGGGCCTGGTAGTCCAGGACCTCGCGCGGGTCGTACCGGCGGCTGCGGCCGACGTAGTGGACCGGGAAGTCCGGGTCCTTGACCTCCTTCTCCAGCCAGCTCAGCGACTTCTGGAGCCACTTCGCGAGCTGCTTGGAGGTCATCAGCTGGGGGGGCAGGGGGCTGGCGTCGCTCGTCATGATCTGCACTCTCGGTGTAGATGTAGATTCAGCGACGGCGGAAGGGGTGTCGGTGAACAGGTCTTCGCACGGCTTGCCGAGTGCGCGCGCCAGGATCTCTCCGGCGCGGTCGCTGCACTCCTCGCGGGCGCTCTTGCCCGTGCTCACCAGGAAGCCGATGAGCGACCGGCTCAGGCCGTGCCCCTCGGGGTCTGCCTGGCGGGTGGCCTCTACGAGCCGCGGGATGTCGAGGCCGGCCGCAGTCATGGCCTGCCTCAGTTCGGCCCCCTTGTTCCGTCGTCGCATGGCGCGTCCTCTGGTCTGATCGCCCGCCGGTCCGGGTGACTGGCGAGTGACTACGTTCTACATGTGGATGTGGATAGGTGTCAACAGGGCGTGCGACGGCGCATTCGTGTAGCGCACCGGCGTGTGATGGACTTGTGTAGATGCGCCAGTCCGGCGCTAAGAACGGGTCAAGCGGGCCCCGTTCTACTTGCGTATGTAGATGCGCGGCGGCGATAGTGTCCGCGTGAGCACCCACCAGGCCGGCGACGAGGGCGAGGCGGACGTCGCCGAGCTCATCCGACGCGGCCTCGCCCGCAAGGGCATGACTCAGCGGCAGCTGGCGACCGAGACGGACATCCCGTACTCCACGCTGAACGCCTGGGCCACGCGACGCCGTGGTACCGGCGGCAACATCGATCCCGATCAGCTGCGGACGCTGGCGAAGGCGCTCGGCTACACGGCGCGGACGATGTTCGAGGCAAACGGTCGGCAGCCGCCGGCGGAGCTCGACCAGGAGCGCGAGGCGAAGCTGCTGCGGCTGTACAGGAATCTGTCGACCGATGGTCAGCGGGCCTTGATCGCGACAGCCGAGACCCTGAGCCGGGGCATGCGGGCGTCCTGACCTGCCATCTCGTGGCGGTTAGTCAGGGTTGCCTAAGTGCACGGTAGTTCACGACAAAAATAAATAAAGATCATCTGTGTGCATTATGGGTGACTCTCCACTCGCGTAGATGTAGCCTGCGGCAACCGCTGACCTCCCGGAGCGGTGCAGGAGTGCATCTATCTGTGGGGGATCTATGTGCACGCGCATTGTCGTGGTCGACGTCCTGGCCGCCGCTGTCGCTCAGTGGGATCCGGACGACGTCGCGATCTACGTCCGGTCAGGCGTGGATGGGGAGGCCGCACTCCGTGAGGTGTGCGCGATCCTCGCCGACCTGGACGCACCGCCGCTGTCTACTCCGGGCGCCCCGCTCTGCTGGTGCGGGAGTGCCGTCCTGCTGCCGGCCGAACTCGCAGCAGCTGCCCTGCGGCGTCGTACGCACAGCAGCGAGCAGGTGGGGCAGGTATCCCGTGGCGCGTAAACCAACCCGAAACCCCCGACCGGTGGCCGTGCAGTCGTGCGGCTGCGCGGAGTGCAAGCAGAAGAAGCCGACACCGGAGAGGCCCGACGAGGCAGAGCACAGCGGGCCGTGGCAGGCGCGGGTCACCATGCCGGGCGGCCGAGAGATCAGCCGCAACTTCCCGACCGAGGACGAGGCGATCGCGCACCTGGAGCGCAGCCGCACACAGATCCGGGATCGCACGTGGATCGACCCACGGCGCGGCGAGATCACTCTGTGCGCGTGGCACCGCATCTGGTGGGGTCTGCAGACCGGCGAGGACGCCACGTTCGCGCGCAATGAGTCGTTGTGGCGCACCCACATCGAGCCGACCTTCGGCAGCTGGCAGTTGTGCGAGCTCGCCTGGTCGGAGATCCAGGGCTGGGTGAACGGGCTCGACCAAGCCAACGGCGGCCCCTTGGCACCGGCCTCGGTGACGAAGGTCTTCCAGATCCTCGACCGCATGCTGGAGGCGGCACGCCTGGACCGGCGTATCCCCTACAACCCGGCTGAGGGGATCAAGCTCCCGCCGATCCGGAAGAAGCACCCGGAGGACCGGCGGCCCCCCTCGTACCCCGCACTGTGGCGGATCCGTGCCTGCCTGCCGGCGTACCTGCACGACCTGGTCGTGATCGCCCAGGAGACCGGGCTGCGGTGGGGAGAGCTCGCAGGCCTGCGCGCCTGCCACGTCGACATCAAGCGCCGGCGCCTCCACGTCCGCGAGGTACTGACCGAGGTCCGCGGGCAGATTCGCCGCAAGGCCTACCCGAAGAGCGACGCCGGCCTGCGCACCGTCCCGCTGACACGGCTTGCCTGCCGGGTGTTCGAACAGATCTTCGCCACCGCCAAGCCGAGCACGCACGTGTCCGAACTCGAGGACGGTCTCTGCCCAGAGGAACTGGTCTTCCACGGGCGCAACCGGCGGAGCCGCGTCACCGGCCAGGCGTTCCTGCCACCGCTGCGCCGCAGCAGCTTCGCCCGTACGTGGAAGCGCGCGCTGGAGGCCTCCGGCGTCGCGCGGAAGACCGTGAAGAAGGTGACGACGAAGGTGCAGACCGACTCCGGTCGATGGGTGAAGAGGACGGTCGAGCGGACCGACTGGTGGCCGGACTTCCACGACGTCCGCCATGCCTTCGCCAGCCGACTCCACGACCGGGGCGTGCCGGAGGCGATCGCCCAGGAGATCCTCGGGCACGAGCGGGCTGGCGAGGTGACGTGGCTCTACACCCACGCCGCGGCCGACTACGCCGGCCAGGTGCTCGCCGCGTGGGAGGACCACGCAGCCGGGCGCCGGCGTCTGCGGCTGGTGGCGTGAGTCCGCCCAGAGTCCGGTAAGAATCCGGACCGACCCCCGAAGCGAGCGACAGCGGACCGGTATCCACGGACGCATGCGGATGTAGATAGATGTAGATGGGTCAAATTCGGGCACCATTTCTGACCTGCTATTACGCCGAATTTGAGATGGGCCCTGATAAGGAAGAGGCCCCAGGTTCAAGTCCTGGTAGCCCCACAGTCGCATGAAGGCCATCCGTTCGGTCGAGCGGGTGGCCTTCGGCGTTTCCGGGCCGCTCACCGGGGGCCGCAGGTCACCGT